TAGTTGGAAAGGATTACCTTACAGTAGTTTAACATCAAATGCCGAACATATAAGTTTTGAAGATGATTTCTTCACTGTAAATCAGTCACGATTAGATCTAACTGAAAGAACATTAGAACAAGTATTGAATGACCCAATTTGGGAATCATTCTTTAATAACCTAGACGATAAAAACACTAGTTGGACAGAATGCCAATACAAATGTAGTAGCGACTTAGTTGATCACGACTACGCAGTTGGCTATGAAACCAACTAAAAAATCAGTATTACAGGCCGGTTAAACAATAGGTTATAAGTAGTAGCATAAAGGAGAACATCAATGGCAGGCAAAGGTTCAACAAAAGTACATCCAGGTAGACGTAAAGCAAATCCTGATGCGACAAAAAATGAAAAGCCTCGTATCAAAGGCTGGTCACGAGTAAGACTAGAAGAAGCAATAGAAAAAGCTTCTCGTAACAAAGAGAAAGCAAGGTATCGTGTAGAAATAGCTAGACGGTTCCCTGAATCAGTATAACAATCAATAAGGAAAATTAACATGTCAATTCATGAAGATATTTTAGCGGCAGTAGAAACATACGTAGCAGAATCACAAACATTTGACGGCAAGGGTGTAAAAGCCGCGGCCGCCAGAGCTCGTAAAGCACTAGGTGACTTAGGTAAACTTACCAAGGCTAGACGTGCAGAAATTCAAGACAAAAAGAACTCAATGTAAATGGCAACATACGATAATCCTTGGACTTACAATAACAAACCTTTTGAGTCTGAGGATATCGGTGATAACTATGGCTTTGTATATAGGATCACAAACACAGAAAATGGACACGACTACGTAGGTCGTAAATTTTTCTGGACAATCAAGAAGAGACCACCTCTAAAAGGCAAGAAAAATAAAAGACGAAGTACAGTTGAAACTGACTGGAAAAAATATTATGGCTCATCCGATAGACTTGTAAAAGATATCGAAAAACTAGGCTCAGAAAAGTTCACCCGTGAAATACTTTATTTGTGTAAAACACGTGGTGAAACTAACTACATGGAAGTGTATTATCAGATCAATGAACATGTTTTACTTAGAAATGATAACTACAATGGGATCATTAATGTCAGACTAGGCATTGGTTCCGTAAAGAACATTCTCGTAGAAGATTTAAACAAAATATAACAGTCAATGATGCAGATGTATTCTGTGTCCTGAGGCGATCGTGGTCATCCACGTGGAACGTGTAGAGAGGACTACACACAGGACGACACATGGCATTCAAAAGGGTTAAACCCCAAAAGATGTAGGCTCTGAGAAAAAGCAACCTACGTGACTTTGATAGTTGGCTAATTACGGCTATCATTGCATCCGCCAGATGAAGCTAGAGTAGGGGGTACAGGCTGACCGCCTCCGTGTTAATGAAAACAATCTCTTTTAATTAGTATGTGCGTAAGACTCAGATAAAGTGTCTTTCATACTTTGCCTTGTATAGGTGAAGTATGGCTGAAAGATCTAGATAAAGCAAGTAAGGACACACAGTATATCAAAGTAAAGTAAATTAATTAAGGCTAAAGAAAAGAACTTCGAGTGTTAACGAAGAAGTTAGATGTCAAAGACATCTTTAAACAATTAAGGTTGTTTGGAATATCTTTATTATTCGACTGTCATGACTAGCAATTCTGTTAGGTTATCTTAGAAATCAAACTCAAAAAAAAGCACCCCTAAAGGTGCTCTCTTCTTAATTCTGTGGAAATGGTGTAAGGATATTCTCTTACTTCTTATTCCATATTGTGTATAAAACCCATACTGCAATTAAACCAACTAAGCCTTCAGCTCCTAAAGATTTAACTACTCCAGTTACGTTACCAATTACGTTAACTTCTGGAAAAAACGGTATGTTACCTACGCCAAGTAGTTCTAAGACAATAAACATTGCCATTAGTGATACAGCTACATCAGCAATAGATGAACTCCATTTTTTAATGTTATTTAATACTTCCATTCTACTTCCTCCTGGGAATTTCTCCCTATTTAAAAAGCAAGACTAATAGTTAAAGCATATAATTAATCCTGCTTACTATTTAGGTAGTCTTACTGTTATATAATAACACCATTTAAGTGATTTGTCAATGGCATAACTACATATCCTGTTGCAAAAAAGCCACATTCTAAAAGAACGGTAATTTGGTTTCTTCTGTTGTTTTGATATTATCTTTGATTATCTTGGCCAGTATTTCTTTATCAGATAAGCCAAGCATCATGGCTTCATCGTAGCTGAGAGCTCCTCGCATATACCATGCTAACCTTAATGAATCATCTTTTAAGGCTCTTACCTCATCTTCATAGCCTTTGATTAATTCTTCGACTTCTGAAGGTTCTAGAGATAAGAGCCTTATACGAAAAAACTTGCGTAGTCGAATGTGATGTTTATAGGAAACTCTTTACCGCATTCTTCGTTGGTACAGGTAACACCAACAGGTTTAATGTTGGCTATGTCACTGAGTTCTTTGAGATAGTCTTGTACTTTTTTAATAACTTTGGTTTCGGCATTAGCAAAAAACTCATTGATATGATCTGAATCAGTAACAACAGTGCCATCTTCGATTGTGATAGATTTAGTACTACTGCCTAGCAAGCTGATATTCATATCGATTATTTTAGCAAGGTGTTCATCAAAACGTTTTTTTGACTCAATAGGATCAGCTTCTGCTTCGCCTAAACTCCTGACTATCTGCTGTTCTTCAAATGCGATCATGTTAGTTTGATTAAGGCTAAAGTACGGCTGTGGATGTAATTGTATGGTTAGGCTGTTGACTTTTAAAGGAACTTCGTAATTAGGAGCAGTAATAGTCCCTAAGGTAACTCCTAAATCAATAGCATGATCCTGATCAGTTTTACAATGTGGGCACTGCGAAGTGAAATCCATCTGATTACCATAGCTAGCTATACGTATTGCGATAAGAGTAGCATCAACATCAATGCTAGGCATTTGCCAAGCATCTTTTATGTCCGGGCAACAGCTCTGTATTACATTAACTACTCCTTGCCCGTTTAAAAGTGCATCTGGAGTTTTTAAAGTTATTTCGTCTTTGGTAGTCATTGGCATTATGCCAATTTCGCCAGATGGTGGTATAGACAAAGAGTCTTTAGTCCAGTACTTACCGTCACTGGGTAACTTTAAATAAATCGCAGGCTGTCTAAAATGCTTAGATAGTGGATTGCTTGAGGCAACTTGCGTAGTGTTTTGATCCATGGTTGAAAATCCTATAAATATATATAATTGAATAGTCCTTAACACTATTTATAGCACCAAAAACACAGGCAAATAAAAATATATGGATGATGATCTACAACAGCAGTTTGAACAAGCAGTAAAAGACCTTGCAGAAAGGTTTGGCATAGCTAGTTCTTCTCTTAAGGTATTTTCTGATGCCGCCAAGAAAGGTGGTGATAACTTCAAGAAATCGATGGATCAGCTTTATAAAGATATCAAGAAAGGTAATGCCAGCTTCAATCAGGTTACTAGAGCAATCGACTCGCTTGACGATGCTATTAGCGAGTTAGGCAACACTGCCAATGACGGCGCTAAAAAAGCCCAACTGCAACAGCAAAGAACGGAGCTAGTTGAAAAAGCAAAAAATATACGGGTAACAGAAGCAAGTAAGCTATTCACTAAAAATCTACTTACCGGATCAACTAAATTAATCAGCGACCTAACAAACGATATGCAACAAGGTGCTGGTGGCGTTAGTATGTCAACAACTATGTTAAAAACTGCAATAGATATTTCTGCCGGCGCAATTGGCATTTTTGGTGCTATGGTAGGAAAATTTGGCGAGGCCCTATCAAACAATTTAAATCCAATAGTATCTGGTATCGGTGGAATTGCTAGTGGTATCGGTGCAGGAATAACTTATACTGCTGATCAAGCTAAAAAACTAATGCAATTTGGGGTCGACGTCCTCAGCAAAGAATTAGAAAAAACAAATAAAGCCTTTAATACCATTGTTGGCAACGGTGCTGTGTTTGCAGGTGGACTAACAGCCATGCGTGAAGCTAGCGTGGGTGCTGGGTTAACATTACAACAGTTTTCTAAAGTAATAAGCGAACAGTCTCAAGACCTTGCAATGAGTGGAATGGGTGTAGCTGAAGGTGCTCGCATGGTCGGGGACACTGGACGAATATTTGATCAAAACAATGGTAGAATAAGAACGCAACTACTGAAACTGGGATATGGGTTTGAAGAGCAAGCAGAACTAACTGCTACAGTAATGGGCAATATACGAAGGACAGCACAATCAGTTAACCCAGCTGTGCTAGCTACTGAAACACAAAAACTTGCAGAAAATATGAGACTAGTGGCCGCACTAACAGGTGAGGATGCTAAAGCCAAAACTAAACAGGTGCAAGAACAAAATCAGATTGCGGCATTCCAAAATAAACTAGCCCAAATGGGTCCAGAACAAGCCGCTCAGATTGATGCCGCTATGGCTCAGATGACTGCGATAGAGCAAAAAGCATTTAGAGATAGGGTGATATTCAATGGAGCTGTAATAAACAAGGATGCGGCAATATACGAAGCAACAAATGCCGCGGCCGCAGAAAAAGGTAGATTGCTTTATGGTAAGTTTCTTTCTGAAACATTTGATGCTACAGCAGTGGCAGATGCTAATGCAGAGTATTCACAAGCAATGGTTGACGCTTTTAGGAAAAATCAAGCATTGTTTGTTGCTGGCTATGCAACAGGTGATTCGTCATTGTCAAATGTATCAGCGGCTGGGTTAGATGCCTACAACCAAGCTATTAAATTTACAAAAGAAGCTGTTGAGACTGCAAAGAACTCTGTAAAAACACTTAAAGACACAACAGATCCATTAACTACAGGAATGACTGAAGCCACAACAGCGGCTCAAGAATTAGCAAAAAGTTTTGAAGCCTTACTAACACCACTACTAAAAATGTATGCCACTATTGCTGGTATAGGTCTTCAAGCCGCAAGCCAAGTAGTTGAAAACTTCCGAAATGAGATCCAGGGTAAAGATACTACACCTAGCCTAGAGTCTGGACTATTTCTCGAAAATGGCGGAAAAGGTTATGTCGGCCATAAAGGCGGCTTCAACACCGGCGGCATCAGTACAGGACCTGTAAGTGGTTATACTGAAGTGCTACACGGTACAGAAGCAGTAGTTCCACTACCCGACAACAAGACAATTCCTGTAAGTCTAGACAGCAGTAGTATCACAGCATCACTGAATCAACAGACAGCTGTGATGAGTGAAGTACTGCGTACTCTACAGAAAAACAACAATCTAACATCACAAATAGCACAGAACAGTTACTAGCCTGATAAATACTGCAAACTATAGTTAAAGAGAACATATTATGGCAGGTTGGAAAAAGTATTTCAAATCAGCAAATCCAGAAGCTGGCGGACTAATGAGCCCATTAGGTGGTGGCGGTAGCAGTAGTAACTCCGTTGATCCAGGGTATCGTAATTTTGCTAGTAAACTTCCAGAAGTTTATATTGGACATCCTAACAGAACAGAGAGATACAACCAATACGAACAAATGGATCAGGATTCAGAAATCAATGCGGCCTTAGACATACTAGCTGAATTCATGACTCAGGATAATATCGAAAACGGTACTGGGTTTGATTTATTCTTCAAAGAAAAACCAACAGACAACGAAATTAAAATCCTTAAAGATCAATTGAATCAATGGTGTAGTCTTAACAAGCTGAATAAGAGACTATTTAAATTAGTTCGTAATGTTTTAAAATATGGAGATCAGGTATTTCTACGTGATCCAGAAACATTTGAACTTTATTGGACAGAAATGCACAAAGTAGTTAAAGTCATTGTTAACGAAAGCGAAGGCAAAGAACCAGAACAATATCTAATTAAAGATCTTAACATTAACTTTAAAAATCTAACAGCTACATCAGTTGCATCTAGTGATACATATCTAAACGCTCCCCAAGTAGGAGGCCCAAACGGAGCCTACACACAAGCAAACACACCATATGAAGGTGGTAGTAGATTCGCACATGCACAAAATGAAGCACCTATTAATGCAGAGCATGTGGTACATCTAAGTTTAACAGAAGGATTGGATCTTAATTGGCCTTTCGGTAACAGTATATTAGAGTCAGTGTTTAAGATATTCAAACAAAAACAACTGTTAGAAGACGCAATACTTATATACAGAATACAGCGTGCACCAGAGCGTAGAGTGTTCAAAATTGACGTGGGTAACATGCCAAGTCATATGGCAATGGCTTTTGTTGATCGTATTAAAAACGAAATACACCAAAGACGCATACCAACGCAGACGGGTGGTGGGCAAAACATGCAAGATGCTACTTACAACCCATTGAGTACAAACGAAGACTACTTCTTCCCAGTAACAGCAGACGGTAGAGGCAGTGATGTTACTACACTACCAGGTGGACAGAATCTAGGAGAGATTGATGATCTTAGATACTTTAACAACAAATTGGCACGTGGACTTCGAGTACCTAGTTCATATTTGCCAACAGGTCCTGATGAAAGTAACGCACAATACAACGACGGTCGT